GCTTCAACAATTTTCGCCATCGAGGACATGCCGATCACGGACTTCTCCACCATTTCCGAATCCTGGGCGCAAATCAAGGCGGCTATTGATAATGAAACCTTCTTCTCCTCCGGCTATGATGTCGGCGACATTAAGCAGCTTGTCTATGGCCAGCATACGGTTTACGCTGAAATCCGGAAAATTGACACAGCCAACAAGTTTGTGGACTTTGTTCTGAAGAACTTTGATGAGACAGTTGCAATGGGTAACTCCATGGTAGCGTACACCAGCACCGGCGCTTATACCCGTCTGGATACGATTTACAACGACGAGCTTCCCTCTGAACTAAAAAATGCCATCACCCCCGTTGCAAAGAAGTATTACAACTATCAGGGCAATACCGACACTGTCACTGTGCCTCTCTGGCTTCTGAACACTAAAGATGCCGGCTTAACCGGAGATTATCTGAAGGAATCTGATGGCGAGGATTACTATGACTCCAATGCTAAAAGAATCAAGTATAATCAGCAAACCGGTTCCGCGTACAGCTGGTGGCTTGGCTCGGCTTACAGCTCTTCCTTCTTCATGAGCGTGAGCAGCGATGGTAGTGGCTACGGCGACTACCCGAACGACTATAACGGGCTCGTCTTCGGCTTCAGATTACAAAAAGCATCCTGATATCCATATTTATCCCCGGCCGTCAGGCCGGTATAGAAAGGATTCCATATGAGCTCTGTTCTAAAATACAAAAGACATTCTTCTCCTGTAGAATTTGAAAATAATGCCAGGGAACTGATGTTGTTCACGATCCAGCGCTGCGGGCATCTTCCGAAACGATATACGTTCTACCTTGGCGTTCCGCTGGCGAAAGACGCTCGTGACATGTATGGCCATATTCGTCAGGCGAACTACAAGGAACCGAAAACAAAAGACGATTATATCGTCCGGAAAGGTCACTTCAAGCACGCAATCGCACTACTTTTCAGTATGGTGTCGCAGATTGAAGTGATCCTCGATCTCGTTCCTCAGAGCGATAGCATTATGGAAAAATGGATGGAGATGACAGACCGGGAGCTTCGGCTTTTGACCGGTATTATGGAATCTGACGAAAAACGAATCTCATATCTTCGATAAGGTTACGGACTGAAAAAGATTGCCGGTTCCGCGAACAACTGGTGGCTTGGATCGGCTAACAGCTCTTCCAACTTCATGAACGTGAACAACAATGGTAATGGCAACAACAACAACCCGAACAACAATAACGGGCTCGTCTTCGGCTTCTGTTCAGAGGAGACAAAGTAACCATATTCTATGGGTGAAATCAGATCTGAAAAGAGAATAGAAGGAGGCCGTAACCTTCCTTTACCGGTAAATATCGCTTTGACAGAATCGGGCGGACGCTTCTTGCATGGCGGAGCAGCCGACAGTCCGGCTCCGTTTCATGCCCGTATTCTTACGCGGCTATCATGGGCTGTCAATAGCCGCGCAAAGCACAACCCAAGTATAGAAAGAAATTCGCATATGACCAGCTTAGAAAGGCACGAAGCACGGTATCAGCGGCGGAAAGCCAGGCGGGAAGAAAAACGTATCAAAATGGCAGGATGGAGAGATGATTTTAACTGGGTTTTTAGCTATCATCATCTACACAAAGCTTATCAGAAAAGCCGAAAAGGCGTCAGATGGAAATGCAGTGTGCAGAAATACATGGCTAAAGCTCCACTTAACATCTACCGGACACGGAAACTTTTGATAAAAGGTAAATATCGGGCGCGACCGTTCCGGAAATTCTACATCATGGAGCGCGGAAAACTTCGATATATCCAAAGCTTGCACGTTTGCGACAGAATCATTCAGAAATGTCTGGGCGACTATGCGCTGGTACCTCTGCTTAAGCGGAATTTCATTTATGACAACAGTGCCTGTCTGAAAGGAAAAGGACAACATTTCGCTTCAAAACGGCTTGTCGAATTCCTTCGAAGACACTATCGCAAGCATGGAAACAACGGTTGGGCACTGGTATTTGATTTCTCTAAATATTTTGAGCGAATCGGTCATGAGGCTGTTAAGAAACTGGTATCTGGAAAGATACATGATTGTCATCTGCAGAGGTTAATTTTTCAGCTGATTGACGACTTCGGTGATGAGAAAGGTCTTGGGCTTGGAAGCCAGATTAGTCAGATTCTGGCGCTGGCTTTCGCAAACCATCTGGACCATACGATCAAGGAAAAATTTCGGGTGAAGCACTATATCCGATACAACGACGATGGTATTCTGATTCATTCGAGCAAAGACTTTCTGAAGAGAGTTCTTGAGGCTATTCGGCATTGCTGTGATGAACTTGGAATCGTGCTGAATGAAAAGAAAACGCAGATCATCAAACTTTCGCGGGGGATCATATTTCTGAAAGCTCGGTACTATCTTACCTTTACAGGAAAGATTATAAAGAAACTTCCAAGAAAAGCCTACCTGAGAACCGTTCAAAAAATGAAGAAGCTGCGCGTCATGATCGGCAGGGGTGAACGGCCGCCGGAAGTTCTCAGCGAAGTGCTTATCAGCTGGAAAGGCTACACAAAACATTTCGACGCACTTCGGGTGAGGCGCAACATGATGCGGTTTTACGAAAATTTACGATCACTATCGGCAACTGGCTGAAAAAGATTAAGCGGATGAAGTAGCATTCGCAAAATTAACACACCCTCTAATAGAGAGGAAGAGAACACTTCCTCTCCGTTTTTTAATCCGCAATAAGGAGGAAAAATATTATGGCCTCACGCAAAAAGATTTGTTTGAAACTGAATGATGAAGGTCTGGACGTTGTGGAAGCCCAGCGGGGTCTTCGGCGGAACGGCAGCGCTATCAAAGCTAACGGTATCTACACCATCGGCATGGTGAGCGCCGTCAAGAGCTTCCAGGCTAAGCACGGACTCCCCGTGACCGGCGTCATCGACCAGAAGACCGGGGACGCCTTGCAGGCTCCCGTGAAAAAAGTCAAAATGGGAGGTAAAAAGAAATGAAGATTAACTGGAAAGTACGGTTTAAGAACAAACTGTGGCTGACCAGCTTCGTCAGCCTGATCATCGGCTTCGTATTCTCACTGCTGAGAATGCTTGACGTGTATCCGGGGTTTACGGAGAGCCAAGTGACGAACATCGCCAACCAGATCCTGACCTTCCTGGGCCTGATCGGCGTGCTGGTCGACCCGACGACCTACGGGATCAACGACAGCAACCTGGCGATGACCTACGAGGAGCCGAAGAAGGACGACTACGAAGTCGCCGAGGTATAACGCCATACGAGCATTGCCCTTTGGGGTGTCGTCCCTGCAAACTGAAAGACATACCGTGACGGGAGGGATTCGTTATGCTATGCATTAAGGAACTTTCACGGAACATCAAGGACGAAGTGAAAGACGCCGACAAATACGCGAAGCTGGCGCTGGAATACAAGGAGAAGGACAAGGCCCTGGCCGACACCTACTACACGCTGGCGGGAGAGGAACTGAAGCATCTGGACATGCTGCACAACCAGGTGACGCGGCTGATTGCCAACTACAAAGCCACCAAGGGTGAACCGCCGGCACCGATGCTGGCCGTTTACGAGTACCTTCACGAAGAGATGATCGAATGCGTCGCCGAGGTGAAGGTGAAGCTCGGCATGTACAAGGGGGCTTAAACAATGGCTCTTCCCGATATTTCTCCGTATCTTCCGCAATTCGCAAACACGCAGCGACCTCAGGTGGTGAACCCGGTGATGCAGGCGCCGCCTCCCCTCAACCCGGCTGCCCTTCAGAAAAGGGAAGTTGAATACGTCGTCGGTCAGGACGGCGCCTTCAACGCCCCAATGGGGCCGAATTCCTCAGCACTGTTTCTGGACAAGAACATGAATGTGCTGTGGGTGGTCGCTACGGATCAAAATGGCAGTAAAAACCTGGTGAAGGGGTACTGCATCGGCGAGGAATACGTTCCGCCGAAGCCGGTGACCCTGGAGGATCTGATGGCCGAAGTTCGCAGCATGAACGACCGACTGAATAAAATGGAAGAAGGGAACATGAATGGGCAACCTTATAGCAAACCTGCTGGCCAAGGCAGGCCCAATGGGGCAAATGGTTCAGCAGGCGGCGGGAATGGCTCAGGCAATGGAATCCGGAAACCCAATGGGAGCCCTGATGGGTCAAAGCGACCCGAGAATGCAGCAAGTGATTGATTACGTGAACCAAAATGGCGGAAACGCGGAACAAGTGTTCTATGCCCTGGCAAAAGCGAAGGGCGTGGACCCGAATGACATCCTTACACAAGTCAAGAGCTTTATTGGACAATAAGCCGCTGAAGCATGAGATGCGCCTCATCCTCGGCAGCTTATTCAATTAAAGTTATTGGAGATGATTCTCAATGGATGGAAACGGACTTTCTACTGGCGATCTGGCTTTGATGCGGGACGGTAACGGCCTTGGCGGCGGCAGTGGATGGATCTTCCTGCTTGCCATTTTCTTCTTGATGTTCGGCTTTGGCGGATGGGGCGGCAATCGCGGGCCTGTTGTGGCACCGAATACCGCTACGGCGGATCAGGTGAGCAGTGGTTTCCTGAACCAGCAGCTCCAGCAGATCGCCCTCAGCAGCGCGAACAACAATTACGAAACCGCACAGCTGGTTAACCAGCAGACGAACCTGTTGCAGCAACAGAATAACACCAATCTGATCAATGCCATTCAGGGATTCAATCAGATGAATTTGAACCTGCAGAACCAGACGAACATTCTGGCGCAGGCAATCGCGGCCCTCGACGCGAAGATGTCGAGCTGCTGCTGCGAGATTAAGACCCAGATGCTGCAGAATCGTTACGAAGATGAGCGCGCCGCGAACGTGGCCCTGCGTAACGACATTTCCAATTTCCAGCAGAGTCAGTATATCCTTGGCCAGACCGGCCGCTGGGTAGCCTGGACGGGATCCGGTTCACAGGCAACGCCGGCTGCTGCCTGATTAGGCATTCGTCAGGGGCTGGTCGGCGCATAGGCCAGCCTCTCTTCAAAGAAAGAGAGGTAAAACTATGTACAACTATACAGAAGTGGACGCGATGATTTCAAAATGGAAGGCGGAAGGGAAGACCAAGGCCGAGATCATCGTTTTGGCAGGACGGGCCTGCATCGGATGGCCCTATGTTTTCGGGGCACTGGGACAGCTGGATTCTCCCTCACTTCGGAGGAACCGGGCCGCCGGATCGACGACGCCGGAGTCGGAAGCCACGGTGATAAAGAAGGGCTGCCAGGTGCTGAACGGCAAATCCGCCGTCTGCACCGGGTGCAAGTATTTCCCGAACGGGGTTCAGACCCGAGCCTTCGACTGCAGAGGGTTTACCCGGTGGTTGGCCCAGCAGGTCGGGATTGGCATCAACGGCGCCGGAGCCACCTCGCAATGGAATGACAAGGAGAACTGGGCGGCCAAGGGAACTCTTGATACAATGCCCAGGGACAAGGTGTGCATCACCTTCATGTACAACAAGAATACAAACAAGATGGAGCACACGCTGGTTTACTCCGGAGAAGGGACGTACATCCACTGCTCCGGTGAAGTGAAGGAAGAGGCTATGGATTCCGTCCGGAAGGTCACGCACTGGGCAATTCCGAAAGGCCTCTATGACGAAAACGACCTGCCGGTGGCCGCGGCTTCGCCCGCGACGTCCTGGATGCCCACGCTTCGGAGAGGAAGCACCGGGGAGAACGTGAAAGTTCTGCAGACAAAACTGTTGCTCCTGGGCTATGACCTGGGATCCTACGGCGCGGACGGAGACTTCGGCGGCAAAACCGAGGCGGCCGTAAAAGCCTTCCAGAAGGCGAACGGACTGATCGTGGACGGCGTGGTTGGGCCCATGACCTGGGCGGCGCTGGAGAACGGCAAGGCCGCCGCTGAAGAATTCTACACCGTGAAGGTGGCACATCTCACACTCGAAAAGGCGCAGGAGCTGATCCGGACATACGGCGGCGAAATGGCAAAGGAGTGAGGAGAGATGGATAAGGACACTTTGATGACACTCATACTTGCCATATTCGCATCCTCCGGGTTCTGGGCTTTTCTGCTGGCGATCATCAACAAGCTCCTCGACCGGAAAAGCGCCAAAAACAAGATGATCAAGGGACTTGGGCACGACCGGATCATCTTCCTCTGCGAGGTGTATCTCTCGCGGGGATGGCTGACCACGGAGGAATTTGAGAACTTACACGACTACCTTTATGAGCCATACGTCAAAATGGGAGGGAACGGAACCGCCAAGAAGATGATGGCCGAGGTGGAAAAGCTGCCCATTCGGAAGAAATAAACGGCGTTTCGGAGCAGTCGGGGCGGGCGCACTCCCTTCACCGCGAGCTATTAAAAATGAAAGGAGAACTCTCCGTTTGTGTTTTGTCTTTTTTCACAAAAGAGAGACGATCTGCCCCGCGGGAGATGAAAGATCGGCGGGGATCCATCACGCTGTTTACCGGGAGGACTCGCAGAAATTGCAGGTCCTCTCTTTTTTTTTTTGACTCGCAACAATCACAAGGGCGCTAATGGAATAATCCTAAAATATTTTTAAGGAGGCAACAGCATGGGACAGATTTCAAATCTAAAGATCTACGACAAGGAGATCTACAAACGGGTCGAGAAGACCTTGATGCTGATGGAAGGGGATTACGACGAAAGGCACTTTGTGATCGTAAGACATGAGTGCGGACATCCGAACGCTTATATAGAAGTAAAAAAAGATGACAAGATCACGACGGAAAAGCCGTCCAAGCTCGCGCAGGAGTATGGGTTTGACGACCGTTATGAAGCATTCAGTGGAATGGTCCACTACGGAGCGACTTACTACGGGAAAGCTTACTGGAATCCGGAGGACGATCGGACGTACATCGGCTGGGACTACGGCCATTGCGACGATTATAATTCGAACCAGACCTGGCAAGGCGGGCATAAGTGGAATTTCACGGAAATTCTAATGGACGTCGCCCATGCAGTGGACGGCTTCTATCGGGATAACTATGACATCTAACAAGCGGACTGATCCGCAGGCGCCACAGGGCGCCTTTCTTTTTGTCCTCGCATTTTTTGTCGCTTCCTATAATAGAAGGGAGGCGGATTGACTTGAACGAGGCCCGGACGTATACTGTAAATGAACTTCAAAGCATCCTGGCGAACCTTGACAATGAAATACCCGAACCGCAGAAAGAACGAATGACAAGAGCAAAAATTCCGATTCCGAAGGAATACGGCGGCGGATGGGCGACCGGAGCGACGCAGGAGGAGGCTGTGCGGCATCTGATCGAGCGGATCCGGGATCAAATCAGACCGGAGTCTGACACGGTGACTTTTCAGGACTGCTACGAACGGTGGATCGAGATCAAGAAGGGGCAGGAGAAGTCGCCCTGCACGATCGCGAACTACGAGCGGCAGGCACGAGTGCGGCTGCTTCCGTTCTTCGGTGATAGACCGATCGACTCCATTACGCCGGACGATGTTCAGCTTTACTTCAATTCGATCATCCATTTGAGCAAGTCGTACTCGATTCAGAGCCGGGCTGTGCTGCGCGGGATATTTTCGCGGGCGGAGCGGAACGGACTGATCGAGAAGAACCCGATGAGATTTGAATACGAGAGGTCAAAGAAGGTTAAGGAGAAGGTGGTTCTGCAGGACGAGGATCTTGTGGACGTGATCAAGGATCTGGAGAAGCTTGAGGGCGGGGATTACCTGTATGCCTGTCTGCTGTGCTTTACGGCACTCCGGCGTGGGGAGATTCTGGGGCTCCGGTGGGAGGATCTGGACTTCGAGAAACGGCAGATTTCAGTGGAGCGGAACGTCATTTTTCCGGACGGATGTAACGATCCGATCGTAAAAGAGCCGAAAGACGGCAGTTTTGGCGTCGTACATTTCCATTCAGAGCTCCTGAAGAGAATCGAGCCTTACCGATTGTCCACCGGGTTCGTCGTCAGCGGCTCTCGCAGCCAAAATTTGAGCCCCATGACGCGGAGTTCCTTCGACAAAATGTGGTACAGGATCAAAAAGACGCTGAATCTGCAGGGAGCTACGTCGCACTCCTTTCGGGCTACGTACGCCTCGATGATGAACGCGCACTGCATCCATATCGACCCGAAGGCGCTGCAGGGGGCTTTGCGGCACAAGACTCCGGATCTGGCGATTAAGATTTACGCAAAGGAGAACAAGAACAAAACCCGTGAGGCGGAAGAGGAGTACGATGCCTGGCTTAGCTCGCAAGTAAAACAGACCTCTTAATGGAGGTGGTTAAATGATACGAAAACTGGCTGCATCCATAAGAAATATATTATCGTGGATTGAATGGAAGCGTATGGCAAGCATATCGATCGAAATGTATAGGCGTGCAAAGACCAAAGAAGACAGCGACGCAATAGCCGAATGGTCAAATAATGCGGTCAATGACGTAGCATGTATGATGGAGCATGATTTGCCAATTTTAACACGTAGATTTATTGACAAAAATTACGACATTCTTATGGATATTCGCAGAACGCGTCTATTGAACGAACTATATTGGAGAGGCTGAACAAGCCCCTTCTCTTTTCTCGCAACAAAAACGAGCCTTCTAATGACAAAAAAAAAGGAGGTATTCGTAATGGCGTATTCAAGTGAATCTTGTATGGTTTCCAAGAAAAAAGCAAACAAAATAAGAATGAAGGAGATTATTACTAAGGAACGACGGGAGAAACTGAAACGTGTTTTTGTCGAGTGCCAAAAGAAACTAAGAGAAACGAAGGGCTGACAAGCCCTCATTCTCTTTTTTCGCATTCTGCATATTTATGCGGAGCGTTGGAACACGATTTAGAACACGGCCAGGTAGGCCGAAACGCTTATATTTCAAGGGCTTCAGGGGTGTTCGACAAGCCCATTTGGAACACGCCGTGGAGCATTTTTGCAAAACGAAAAGCCTCCAGAACCCTGGAGGCCTTGTACACCATTAGGGACTCGAACCCTAGACACCCTGATTAAGAGGGCCCCAGGTTGCATAATTATGCAAGTTCAATGAATAAGAAAGGAGAATTATGCGGTTCGGTATTCATTTTTCCACTGGCACGCAAATTAAACACGTGCTATAATGGAGGGCGCTGGAGCGCTCAGAAGGGAGATGCGAAAGGAGATAAAACAAATGGAGGAACTCAAGATCGGGCAGGTAACAGCCGAAGAAAACATTGTGGAAGAAATTTCCGAAACAATAGATTTTCAGACATTCTGCATGGGATGTGTTCGCAGGCACCGTAGCGGTGACTGGGGCGAGATTCCAAAAGAGCAGTGGCTGAAGAATAATCATGCTGCAAGACATGGCGGGGAGATTGTAAGTGAATACAGTATACCGAGAATATTCTGTATCGGATATGCTGAGAAGATCGTTGTTACTACGAACGAAGATCGGACCGAAACTCGGATCCGCTTCGCTGAAGACTGATAAATAACTTCTGAGGGCCTGGCGCCCTCTTTTTTTTTCGCATTTTTTACAAGTCTCCTAATGAAGAGGACGAAAGGAGATTTGAAAATGATCACTCTGATTACGTATCTGACATATCCAAAAAGAATGACATTTCATGGACTGACATACAAGAACATTGAAGCCATGAGGAGGTTTATGGAAGGACCGAATTATGGAGTAACAATAGTATTGGATGTTTTGTTGATATTGGCTATTGGATTTGGGATTTGTTTACTGATTAATCAAAAACTCAAAAAGAAAAATAAATAATAATCCTCTTCCAGAGAGCTTAATTGCTCTCTGTTTTTTTTTTTTCGCAAGAAAAACAGACCTTCTAACGACCGGCATAAACTGGGGCCGGTTCGTCTGGGCATGGGCGTTATATCATGTACCCCCTAGGACACAGCTGGAGGGTAGAAGGCTGGGAGCATGGAATACCAAGAACCAGGAGGCTTGGGTTCGCATGCTTTTTATTTTTTCGCAAGAAAAACAAGGCATAAGATGGAAACGGGTCGACACGTTTTACTAACTAAAGAAGGAGGTTAAAACGGATGATCGGAGCGCCGTTCCCAAAAATAGGAGGCCCCGAAAACCGTGGACGCACGGCCGGGCAGTCCTCCATTTTTTTTCACGCATCAAAAACACGCCTCTTAATGGAGGTGATAAAGATGATCAAGGAGTATCTTGAGAAAAAGACCGAGAAACTCATTGACCGAACTTTATACGGATCAAAAAAAGGACCGGAGAATTAAGGAACTTTGGAATGCACTAAATCATGCACATGCATGCATGAAAACTTACGGAGCGTATATTCATCTCTATGAAGCGAATCCTGAATGGCGTCCACCAGAGCGTATTCATCATGGAGATTATACGATGGAGGATCGACTTAAGGACATTCGCTATATGAGCAGACAACTTGAGGAATGCTCCAAGGAAATCTATAATGTAATGTTTAAGGATTCAAATGTAATTCCGCCGAAGTAACTTAAGGCTTCGGCCTTTTTTTTTCGCAATTTCTACATACCTCCTAATGGATACTATGAAATAATTTTAGGAGGGACTATATATGTTACACGGTATTATTGCAAGGACAAATTTTGAGGAAAAGGGCGTTAGTGTCATGGAGCACTGCGACAAGTCGATGGAACAGCTTGAACAAGCGTTCAATCACAGCTGTACGTTATGTACGCTGTACCATCGGACGGCAGACTGCGAGGCCTGCCCGATCCGAGAGGCTATGCTGGCGAAAGCCAAGTGGCATGGTCATCCTATGAACTACACGTGGTATCAGGAAGAGGTAGCTCTGGCTTAGGCCGGGGCTCCTTTTCTTTTTTTTTTATTCGCAAAATTTACAAGGGCTATAATGGAACCAAAGGCATATTAATGGTTAAAAATGTATGGCTAAGACGTGCACAGTTGAAAAACTAAAGATACTGGAAGTTACGGATTGGTATGATAATACTCGCAAAGCAGGTAACACTGTAAGTCCTGCAGGCTGTATATTTTTTTTCGCAAATTTTACAAGGGGTATAATGAAAAGGATAGGACATACTATGCGTAGACATAGAGTGATACTGACTGAAGGTATTTGCGATGGACTTCGACAAACAATAGCCATTGTTTGGTTACCCTATAAAGCGTCTCTGAAGTGCGGAGGCACTATCCTTTTTTTATTATTTTTTTTTATCAGGAGGGAGAACCATGAAACACATTGCCACAGGTATTATTGTCGTGCTGATCGTGCTGATAGCTTTTTGCCTGTTCCAGCACGAGGACGGAAAGGCTTTCGCCAAGGTTCGATATTTTGACGGGAGCCTGGACACGGTCACCATTGTTCGATGGGGAACCAGCGGGGGATCTGTCTGGGTTGTTACGGACGAAGGGCGGACGATCCAGACTGGGGCGAACAACATCATCATTATCAAGGGGGACGAGGAGTATATCGATGATAGCGCACATTGACAAACTCATTCGGCATCTCGAATCCCAGATCGACACGGCGGAAAGAATGGATTCGGACTTTGTGTACATCACTAAACGGGAGGCTGAGGCCTGTCTGGAACTGGCGGAAGCTCAGGACGTGATCATGGAGGAGTTTCAGGAAATTCAGGAAAGGCGAAAACTACACTATAAAGAAATGAGGGCGCTTGTATGAATTTTATCGGATGGCTTATTTCCGCGGTAATCATTTTTGCTTTTATCGGAGTCTGCGCGCTATTTTCCAGGATCATCCAGAAACAGAAAGAGCTGGACGCTCCTTTTGCCGGAAACCTGATCGTGGATCCGCAGGATCGCATGGTCTACTATCAGGCGATGAACGACCCTATGCAATACAAGGAAGGGGAGGTCGTGAAGCTTCGGGTCCGGATTGTGAAGAACTCGCAATGAAAACACGGCTCAGAATGGATCAATAAACGAAAGGAGCGTTATTCATGAACATTAGAGAATGGCGGAAGCAGAGGAAAGCTCGGAAGCTAGAGAAGATGGACCCCTACGATAAGGAGGAAATGCGGCTGCATTCGTACATTGCCACGCTCGAGCTTGGGTCGGCAGAGTATGATAAAGCCCAGTCCGAACTGAAGGCCGTCAACGAGATGAGGGAGTCGTCGCACGAAAGTAAACGAAGGATTTCCAAGTCCGACAAGGGCGGGATTATCAGGCAGGGCTTGGCAATCGTCGGCACGATCGCAGGTATAGGAGCCGTCGGCTGGTACGAAATGAAAGGCAACACATTTACTGGCGAGAAGAGGACCATCGCTGATGGGCTGACTCGCATTGTCGCCAGATTCATGGAAGCAAGACGTGGTTGACCCACAGCAGGAGCTGATGCGAAAGCATTAGCTCTCGCATTTTTTACCCGGCCTATAACGGAGGTGGAGAATATGGGAAGTAAAGGATACTACACCCATGGCGACTACTGGGGCTATATTCCTGGCCCTAACGGCGCCATAGGCAATTATCAAAAGTTCGAGACTGAAAAGGAATATTTGGAGGCTTATGCGGAAGCTACGGCCTCCTAATTTTTTTTGGAGGAATAGAATATGGAACAAATGTATTCTATATGGGTTCCTTATCATGAGCCATCCGCCGAGAAGGCCAGGAAGCTGGCAGAGGGATGCAAAACGCCGCTAGCCAAATACAAAGTCATCACGGACTATGTGACCCGGTGCTTTGCATATGACTACATCAAGGCCGTGAAGGTCGCCAAGAAGCGGGGCGTGCTTCCGGACGTGGAGCATGTGTGGAAGCTGCACATGGGGATCTGCCAGGATATTGCGGCGATGACGGTCGGTATGCTGCGGGCCGTGGATATTGAGGCCTATCTGTGCATCGGTACGATCGGCGGGCGGATCCATCACGCATGGGTTGAGGCTATTATTGACGGAAAAGTTCGCCGGTATGACCACGACGGGGAGGCTCCGGAGTACAAGGAAGAACGGCGGTATTAGTCGCAAGAAATACACGGGCTATGATGGTCAACAAATAAAATTTTTGGAGGGAACTGTAATGGATCAGGTTTACTGCTACATTCTTATGATTCTGGGCTGTATGATGATTTTCTACGCCTTTGCGCGTGCGATTGACTTCCTGTTTACAAAGCAGGATGACAAGCGCCGTTGTAAAATGGCGAAGGGACTTGTCAAGTACAGCTGCAAGAAAGCCAGTGGAATGTCAATAGACATGGTCAAGCAGATCAACAAGAATCTGTTTGACATGACCAGAGACTTCGAGGGGCAGTGAGCCCCTCATTTTTTTAGAAAGTAAAAGAACATGAGCAGATTGATCTGGTGCGCAGGCGAATTGACCAAGGCAATAATGGATTGCATTGCAAAGGGTGGTCTTCCGACAACGGTGATAGCCTGTGTTAACGGCAAGAAAAAGGAATTTACTATCGAAACTTTGATTACGGACGACGGAGACAATAAAATCTACATTTCGTATGATCCGGAAGAGAAGCGGTCATTTGCCATTGCCGAATCGCAACAAAAACAGGACTCATAGTGAGAACAAAATGAGGAGGAATGAACTATGGGTTTAATTCTTGGGGTTTTGGCGGTCGTCGCTGGTGTCGTTGGTATACGATACTGTGCGATTGCCATAGCGGCAGGAATCACTGCTATCGGTGCATTCTTCACTTCAAGGAAATGAGAGGGAAAAGGAGGCCCTCTCCTATTTTTTTTCTATCAAGACGTGACAAAGAAAGGAGTGGCATTCATGAAAGGTCCATTTTATGTAAAAGACGGGGATGAATATGTTCTGTCAGACATTTGCAGGGAGTGCGCGTTCGGTGACGAAAAGGGATGCATCATGTTGAAGTGTATTGCTGTGCCGGACTATGAAGAAGACGAGGAGGACTGATGAATCATGGCCATCACAACCAAAGTCGAAACCATCACCCCCGCATTGGCAGCCGAGTATCTGAAGAAGAACACAAATAATGTTCGGAAGCTGAGCCGGACAGTTGTGAACAACTACGCGGAGGATATTCGGAACGGGCGGTGGCAGCTGAACGGGGAGACGATTGTCTTCGCGAAGAACGGCGATCTGAAGGACGGACAGCAGCGGCTGTTTGCCATTCTGAAAGCCAACAAATCGATCCAGTGCATTGTGGTCCGCGGCATCGAGGACGATGTTCAGATCTATGACGTGGGTAAGCGTCGCACCAATTCGGAGATCGCCAGGTCGCAGGGGTTCGAATGCGACAACACGCTGATGGCGGTGAGCAACATCATCGTCAACCAGTTTGCGGGACGGCGGAACGGCACGGCCGTGATCGACTACGCTCGGGAGCATATTGACGAGCTGACCCGGGCGCAGCGAATTGCCGGCAACGGCGCAAACAACTCACCGAGCATCTGCGCAGCTTACCTGATGCTGCGGACGAACACGATGCCAAGCTATGAGGTGGAGCTGTTCTTCCGGCTGGTCAACGACTTCGGCTTTACGCATGCGGACGGGTATGAGGTGAGCCCGGCACTGATTGCGCAGCGGATGTTTGACGAGCGCGGAAGCAAGCGCAGCGGGTACCAGGTTCAGAAGGAGCGGCTTGAGATCCTGATCCTTGCGATGGAGGATTTCCACAAGGGAAAGAAGCGGGAGCTCAAATACAAGATTTCAGAGCCGTTCCATTTCAGTACCCTGATGAATAAAGTGCGCGAAGACGACGGATTGGAGGGGTAAAACATGACGAAGAAGGAACTTGGAGCCCCGAGCAAGGACAAGATCGAGGAAATGAGCCTGGACGCCCTTAAGAAATATGCCTGCCCGAGATACGCCAACCAGAAGGACTGGTACAAGAACTGCGACGGATGCAAGGGGCTGGAGATGTGCAAGACCGGGAAGCGGGCGATCGAACTGCTTCAATCTGAAGCGCAAACACCGAAAAAACAGCCGAAATATTACATCGACAAGAACTATGAAGGCGCAGCGCAGAAGTATATCGAGGCTGTGACACGGAAAGATCCTGTCGGGTATCTGATGAGCAAGGGCTACTTCCAGAAAAAATGGATCGCGGAGAAGAACCTGAACGACTGGTTGACGAACCACAATATTCCGAAGGGCGTTCAGCTGAGCAAAGACGACTTCGCATTCGGTTCGCTATATGAAAGAGCGGTCGCGGTAAAAAAGGATCTTGCTACGCAAAGAGCGGACAAATTCTTCGGCGAAGCCAAGGAACCCATCGATCTGATCCGGAAAGCGGCTGAGGAGGAACCAGATACGCTGGCGAAAACGCTGTATTCAAGATGGTACGGCTGGTATACCAAACTGCCTGTGATCCACGAAAAATACAAGGATATTGCTCCGGAAACCTATAATTTCGTCAAGCGCCTGAGCAGAAATACGCCAGAAATGACCATCAAAGAACTGTACGAGAAGCTTACGGGTGGCGATACGGACGGGGACATGGTGGGCGCCGCGGATCTGCTGGAGGAGATATTGGCAGAAAACAAGCCTGCTACGGACGGCAAGAAAACAAAGGAATTCGTGAAGGCTTATGAAGCAAAGGTTGAGAAAAGCGTTGCCGATACGGCCCATTGCGTTGTCAAGGCAAAGGAGAGTGAAGAAAAGGTGACAAAGGAGGAAAAAGCCTTCGTCGAACAGACTGCGGCGCTGAAGCGGATTCAGCAGAAAGCAAACGACAAGGCGGAAGCTGAAAAGCCAATCTCTCCGAAGGAAGCGAAGGAGAAGCTTCTGGCTTATGCGGACGGGCATACTATTGTGAGCGTTGACATTCCGAAACTGGGCGATCCGGTTGCCACGACACCGATTCCTTCCGAAGGTCAGCTGGCGATCCAGAAAGAATTCGGGCGGAAGCGAATTGAACTCAAGGCCCGGATCAACAAACTGGAGGAGCTGATCGCGCTATATACCAAGCAGAAGAATGAGGTAATGGATCAGATTCGTCTGCTGGACCAGACGGCTATGCTTTTCGGAATGAAGGCCATCAAAGAATTCGACTGCGGATCGCAAGAAAAACAGACTCTTTAATGAACGAAATAAAACTAAGGAGGGTTTAACTATGGAATACAAACCAGACAAAAAAGCAAGACGCTCTGTACGGAGGGCAAAGGTTGTGCGTTGGCTCAACGACTGGGGGAAACCCCTGTTCCTGGGCGCTACCGCTACGGCAGCCTGGTGCGGCTGGAAAGCCTCATTCAAGGTGAACCGGTTGGAACGCGAACTGGAACGGACACAAAAAGTTGTTGATAACAACGCGAGGTGCCAGCGATATGACAGAGAAACCTTGCTGGATTTGGAACGCCAGCAGAACCTTCTCTTGGAGAAGGCGTTCAACATGACCGAGGGTAAAGAGGCTGACAAAGCCTCCTAACCCCGGTTTTTTTTATTTTTTAATACTCAACGAATATTGCAATCATTTTATGAAGGAGCTGAAAAAAATGAGCAAAGCTTTGAAATGTGACCACTGCAAGGCCTGTTTTGATCCCTCGGAGTCCAAAGGGGAATTTACGACGTTCGGTGATATTTTCTTCCAGAACGGGACGAAGTACAAAAACCACGAAGTTTCCTATCGGGAAGACGGTCCCACCCATCTTTGTCCGATGTGTACGCGTGATTTCAAAGAATGGTTCTATAACTCCGGAATACCGGCGGAAGAACGGTGCCCTTCGTCGGCCCATTATACCAAGACACAAACGCCTATGAAGTTCTCCGAATCTCAGAAGAACGACCTGCCGCCTTCCGCTTCATGCGCTTCAAGCAAGGCTGAGGACGCGGCCAGACAGACGCGGATCCTTACCGATATTGACTCCATAGCCGAAAGCGTACTTCACCAGCTGTCGGATCTGGCCGAGTTCTTCGGGCTCTATGATCGTTCGCAAAAATGACACGCCCCATAGTGAAGATGGAGTAAAAACTTAGAGGGAGGCGACACATCAGAAACGTTAGCCCTCACAATGGTGCAACGGACAGCACGCCGCTTTTGCGGAGACGCTGGTTCAAGGCCAGCTAATCTTTTTTTTTTGAAAGGAGAAGAAATATGACACGGAAAGAAGTATTGCACACGGCGGAACAGATGGTCAGCGGCGATCGGGAACAGGATTACGGAAATCCGGAGAACAATTTTCGGACGATCGCGAATCTGTGGAACGCCTATTTCAACGGAAAGATCACGAGCAACCTGAAGCCGCACGACGTGGCGGCAATGCTGGCCCTGCTGAAGATCGCGCGGATCGGAAGCGGACACGCCAAGGACGACAACTGGGTGGATCTGGCCGGGTACGCGGCCTGCGGCGGTGAGCTGCAGAGCTGGGAAGAAAATATCGAAAAGAGAGGAGACTGAGACATGAACGCAAAGGAGCTGGCTCAGAAGACGAAGGAGAAATGCGGGACATGGGCAGAGGAGCATCCGAAGACGGTGCGGATGGGGAAGGCATTCGGCAACGCACTGCTACGGACGATCGTGAGCAGCACGCTCGGAGCAACAGACAAGATAGTACCGGCTGTGAAGGACGGTGAGGTGCTGGGCGCGGATCAGGTGAAGGCTTTGTCCGGGATGACGACGTGGCAGCTGAGCGCCATCTTCCGCGGAAAAAAGGTGAGTTTTGCCACGGATCCGGAGACCATCAAGGCGCTGTCGAGGCTTTCCACCTGGCAGATTGACGCGATCCTGCATGGAGAGGAGTGAAAGGAAACATGAACTTTGTGGGCTGTATTCCGCGATTTCTGAAGAAAAACGCCGGATGGGTGCTGACCGCGCTTGGTACGGCTGGATTTATCGGAACCAGTTATCTGATCGCCAAAGAGGCTCCGGTGGCGAAGGACAAAGTGGCGATGGCCAACCAGGATCATGTGTTTCACTGGGCCGTCGAACACGACGAGGAAATTTGGGCAGTCGCCGGGTTCCCGGACGAAGCTTATCTGACAACCATGGAAAAACTGAAGGTCGCGCTTCCTATTTATATACCCGCTATCGCGACCGGGCTGGCGACGATGGGGTGCTTCTGGGGCGCGCAGATCTTCAACGCCAAAAAGCAGGCGGCTTTGGTAGCTATGTATGGCGCGCTGGTGACGCAGTTCGACCAGTACCGGGAAGCCATCAAGGCGGAGCACGGCGAAGAGGCGGATCAGCGGGCGCTGGAATTCAGCCGGAAGAAGATTCGGGATCTTCAGGAGGAGATTCTGAAGCTGAAAGAGGAGAACGGTCCGTTCCTGTATGAATTCGCATGTCTGCCGGGGGTGATATTTGAGAAGAAAGCCGGGCAGATCGACAACCTGACGATGCACTACAACCGGAATGTGCTTCTGGGTGAGGGCGGAAATCTGGCAGACCTGTTCCGGCTGGCCGGGCTGGATAAATCACTGTACGACGAGAAAGAAGCGGCAAAATATGGATGGAGGCCTTATGAGAATGAAATTGAATGGGGCCAGATCTTCATTGATTTCTATTTTATTCCTGTGAAGACCAGGGACGGACGAACGGTACGGATCATCGATACCTATGTGCCGCCGTATGAACTGGATATCGACTATGGGTTCGAAGGCGATACATCCGCCCATCTGTATCCGCATCGGAACGTGGAACTGGCACGGGAGATCGCTGAATCCATCGACGGGGACAAGTACGTCCTGCAGGATCTGACCAACTGGTGCTGTTATGCACCGGCTCCGTATTAATTCGCAACAAAAACATTTCTCCTAATGGATAATCAAACAATTCAAGGAGGAATGAACTATGGGTTTTGTGAACGCTATGGTACAAATCGCGTTAGGGATGCTGACATTTATCATCGGCTGGCAGCTCTTCGGGTATATCCTGAAGCACGGCCGCGGTGGAATGCGGGAATTCCTGGAGACGGTAAGCCTGGTGCTCAAGTCTCTGGGCCATTGGATCCGGATGAAGTGCTTGGGTTATCTAAAGAGGGAGGCTGAAAGAAAGGAGGGAGTCGTAGAGGCTCACGTCGAATGACGGCCTCCCTTTTATTTTTTATAGAAAGGAGACGGGATCGACATGGATTACTGGTGCCGGGCCAGCTATCACAAGCTGAAGAAATGTGAGAACGAGGTGAACAAGGAACTGGTGAGGAAGTTTGGGCACGGCTCATCTGATATTAAACGAAAGGAGAAGCGGTATGGACGGGAAGAACAAGATGCTTGTCGATACGATCACCAGCGTTCTTACATGGCAGGGAGCGCAGACATCGTTGATGATCGACAAGGAAAGGTACCTGACCGGGATGATCTCGCTGGATGAGTACAAGGGGATTCTGACGCGGTACGACAAAATCGCGGCCGTCATGACACGGAACGACAATGTAACGATCGAGAAACTGAAGGAGGTACTTTGCTGATGGAATGGTATTGCTGGTTCATCATCGGGATTCTGGTCGCGATGCTCATCATCAACGAGTATGAGAAGAGCAGAGAATACAAACAGATTATGGAGGTGCTAAAGGATGGATCCAGAAGAGAAGAGGCTCCTTGAGGATATTTTGTTTCAGATGCACGTGATCTGCATGATCTTATTTGCAAACATGCAGGACGAAATTGTAAAGGAATCAGAGTTCGTCAAAAACGGCGTTGAAAATGAAATGACGTGGATGAAGGGATTCCTTGAAGCTCGCAAAGAGGAAAAGGCGAAAGCACGCGATCCTTTTGAGGGATATTGGGAAACCAGTGAATATTCGGAAGGCCATCGGAAAGATCCGGAAAAGAAACCAAATAAAATGGTGTGTATCTTCTGCGGATCAACGTTTGACAGAGGCAAATTCAAGGAAGAACCCAGCGTCTGTCCTATCTGCAATCATTATATGAAAGAGTGGGTCTACGAGTACGAGGAGGAAAACGAACATGAATCTTGAATGGATCCGGCCTTTTGTCAACAAAAGCAAGCGGTTTGTCGTGCAGAACGCCCCGCATATCCTGATGGGGGTCGGCACCTGCAGCAGCCTCACGGGGATCTGGATGGCCGCGAGAGCCGCTCTTCCGGCACATGAGGCGGTGGTGCAGGCCAAAATAGACAAAGGAAATGATATTCTGGACGGCTTCAAGGAAGGCGCTGTGACGCAGAACGCGGACGGCAGCTATGAGATGCCGGATCTGACGGCTGTGGAGACGGTCAAGGCCGCCGGGAAATTCTACGTTCCGGTGATCGGCGTGGAACTGCTGAGCTTGCTGTGCTTCTGGACGGCACACGGGATCGACATGAAACGGCAGGCGATTCTGGCGGGTTTATATTCCACGGCGGTGGAGGCGCTGACGGAGTATCAGAAAAAAGTAGTGGATATGATCGGCGAAAAGCCTGAAAAAGAGATCCGCAAAGCGGTGGCGCAGGATCATATCGATGAAAACCCGCCTCCCCGGGGGATCCTGGCGCCCGACATGGACTATTGGTGCCGGTATAAGGGATACTGGTTCCGGGCCAGCTACCACAAGCTGAAGAAATGGGAGAACGAGGCGAACAAGGAACTGGTGCACAACATGTACCTGAGCGAAGCGGAACTGCTGGATATGTTCGATCCGGATCATATCTGGGTGGTTCCGAGCGACGAAAGCCGGAACGTTGGATGGTCCATCGACCGGCTGATGGAATTTGATATTCTGCCGACCTTCACGGCGCAGAATGAGCCGGCGCTGGAGCTGACCATCCTGGACAGCGACGGGCGGCCTTATATGCCCTGGCCCGGATATTCCAAATCGCTGTAAAAATTCGCAACTTCTACAAGGGTGTTAATGGATGATCATGAGGTCATTCGACTAAAACGATTATTGAAAGGGGATTTCAACATGAGCAAAGAAGTTAAGGGAACAACTCAGGAACCGATGGACAACAACGGACTGCAGGACAACGGAAACCCGGAAGGAGGCAAAGAAATGAAGCCGTCTCTTGCTCAGCGAATCTCTTCGAAGTGGCATTCGTTCAGGTCCACGACTGGTGGACGCTGGGCAATCCGCATTACGAAGGGTGTAGCTGGCGGAGCTGCGCTTCTCGGCGCCTACAACCTGGGCAAAAAATCCGTTCAGCCCGTGACGGTCTACGTCACACCGGTTGAAGAGCCCAAGGCTGAAGAGCCCACGGAGGAGACTCCGACCGAGAAATCGGAAGAGGTTGAAGCTGAGGAATGATATTCCAGAAAAGGAGACTATTTGAGAAAAAAACAGATAGTCTCCAATTCTTTCTCGCAGACAAGGAGGATATTTGAATGAGTTACATCATCTGCAAAAACAACAACGTCCGGATGGATCTTATGGTGCTGAGGAAGTATCAGCCGCAGCTGGTTGGGTATATGCTGCAGTACGGCTGCGCCTATGACCGGGAGGACGAATGGGAGCACAACGGCAAAAAATACGTCGTGTTAAAGGATATCCGGAGCAAGAGCGGAAAAGGCCTGGGCGACGTGATCGGTCTTTTCTATTCGCTCGAATGGAACAACCTCATTGAGGGTTCCAGCGAGGATAAATTTTATATCACAATGAATGCGAGAAGGAGGGTGAAGAACCATGCTGATGCGGATCGGACGGAAACTTGTGAAGGGGGCGACAGCGGAAATGAACGAGAATCCGCCGGAAATCCTGAATCAGGAACGGTGGGCGAACCTGCTGGAGACGGGGTTGACGCTGGGCATCCTGGCGCTGACCATCCTGGGAGGATTTAAGGGCGCCGGAAAGCAGCCTGTGACGGTCGTTGTGAACAATTATATTACGAAAGGATGATTGAGTATGGGTATTTTCAACAAGCTTTACATGCGGTGGCAGTCTCTTCCCCTGAACGAAAAGATCGGTCTGATTCTGGACGCGGTGTGCGGCGTCGGATGCAGCGCTGTGACCACAGCCGCGGCGAAGAAGTGGACTGAGGGCAGCAACCTGCTCACGAAGGTCTGCGTGCGGACGGGCATGGCGGGCCTTGGACTGGCGGCCGGTGATATTTCCAGCAAGGCGCTGAAGGAGAGCTACTCCGAGCCGCTTTGCGAGATCATCGACGGACTGAAGAACAAGCAGAAGGAGGAAGCTGCCCATGAGTGACCAGCATCAGACGGACGTGGAGCAGGCGAAAGCCAAGCTGGAGGACGTGGCGAAGAACAAAGAGGCACGGAAAGATCCGCGGGCGGGGGTCACCGACCCGCCTCTGCGGAAGCCTGCTACGGACGACAGCAATTCGGTCGGCGAGAAAAAGATCCGGCCCGTCGACAGGAAACCCCTGAAGAAAACCTTCGGGCAGAAGTTGAAATCAGCGTTGTTCAGCGAGGATATCGGGAACGGCAGCGTGACGGACTACCTGTTCTTCAAGATGCTGATTCCGGCACTGAAGCGGGTGGTGCTGGACATGGGAAATACCGCGCTGGCGATGGCACTGGGTATGGACCCGAAGACCCGCATCCTGAACGGCGGAACCACCACGCACACGGCCAACGCCCGCATCTATCAGGATCGGAACTACAGCTACAACCGAGGCAACACACGGGAATACACCCGTTCGCGGGACGCTATCAGCGAACTGCAATGGGACGAGGAAACCGCCCGTGATATTTACACCCAGATCAGCGAAGTGCTCGAACACTATCCGTCCATCAGCGTGGCGGAAATATACAGCATCATGAACCTGTCCGAGTATATTCGCAGTACAGATAAAAACTGGGGCTGGACCAGCATGAACGGCATCAACATGCTGCCGATTGACTCGAGCGACCCACGGTGCGAACGGTTCTACATCGAGATGCCGCCGGCCAAACCGCTGTATTAAGGAGGAACGGAAAAATGACGATCATCCCCAACATTATCCTGTTCGAGATCACTTTCTTTGCGGCGACACTCTATGCAGCGGTCAAACTGATCCAGTTTGGGGGATGGCTGTCGATTCTGGCAGCCATTCTCCTGGTTCTTTCCTATTTTACAACCAACGTGATCGCTTTGCTGGCGGTCGCGATGAGTGACAAAATCGGACCCAAGAAAGGAGAAAACAAAGATGAAAGAATTCTGTAATAAGAACCCGTTATTCGCGACAATTCTCGGCGTCAGCATGGTGAGCGGCGTGGTCAAGATCGTGAAGATCGTGGCATACGCCATCACGAAGGACGTCGGCGTGCTGGTGGCCACCGGCGGAAGCGCCAGCATCCAGCGGAACCAACCCTGCAACGAGGAGGACCAGAATGATGAATCTGAAACCGATATTCAGTAAAATGCTCACCGCCGCGAAAAAGATCGGCGGCAACGGATGGCTGTTCGCCAAAAAACACGCGCCGGAGTTCATGATCGGCGGAGGTATTACGGGGTTCGGCCTGACCATCTGGCAAACCATCAACGCCACCAACAAAACCCGGGATATTCTGGAGGCGGGCGAGGAAGAACGCGAGTACCGCAGAGACGTCTATGGCTCCAACGACGGACACACCTATACGGTGACAATGTATGAGCGGGATCTTGAAATCATCCGGAAAAGGACCAAGCTGGACATCATCAAAACCTGGGTCCCGGTGGTGACCCTTGGCGGCACTTCGGTGATACTCATCCTGGGCGGATATAAGATCATCAACGGGCGGTACGTGGCCTCGGTGGCGGCATACAAGCTGCTGGAGAGCCGGTTTGACCACTATCGCGGAAACGTGATCGGTAAGTACGGCGAGGACGTGGACCACGAGATGTATTACACCCTCAGCGAGGCGCAGATGGCCCAGGAACAGGAGGCACAGGCCAAACGCGAGGAAGAAGCCAAAAAAGAGAAGAAGGCCCTTAAACGGCCCCGTACGGCCTATGAGAGGCATGTGTGCGACGGGATCTTTGACAGCCGCAGCCCGCACTGGCAGCGGTACTGGACGCCGGAACAGGCCCTGCACTACGTAAAGCAGAAGCAGAACGAGCTGCAAGACCGGGCTGAACTGCAGCACCACCTATTCGTAAACGAAGCGAACGACGCGTTCGACTTCCCGCGGACGAAGGAAGGCCAGGTGCTGGGGTGGATTATCGACAAGGATCATCCGAACGTGAAAGTCAGCATGGGCGTGGATGAACTGACCGAGGAAGAACTTCGGGTGATTCTGAGCGCGCCGAGCAATGACGACATTCATATTCCGATCCGGATGAACCCGATGGGGAATATTCTGGAATTCGTTGGATAATGACTTTGGGGGCTCTGCAGAGATTGCAGGGCTCCTTGATTTTTTTTTGAAAGGAGAAACAACATGAAACTGAAAGTATGGGGCAAGATCGCGCTGTGGTTCGGATTCGGCGGAACGGTCGGCACCTTCATCGGCTATCGGATCGGCAACAAAGCCAGCCAGAAGTCGGCCAAGGCGATCTACGACGCCGGCTACCGGGACGGGAAGAATTCCGTGCTTGCTGAGGAATCTGAAGAATCTGAGGACTTTGACACGGCCATGTCGGATTATTCAGGCGGTATGTACGAGGACACAGACGGGGATGAAACAACCCCAGCGGACGAAGACCCAGCCGAAGCACCCGGTGATATTCCCTCACTGCATCCGGAGCAGATGCGCCAGCAGATCATTACGGAGGACGAGTATTACCAGAATCGGTGGCAATACGAACATCATGAACTGCTGTACTACAGCGAGGACAAGGTGCTGTTCGACCGGACGACACAGCAGGTGATCGAGGGGCAGGGAGAGCAGGACGATCTGATCGGCATCGGGACGCTGTCCGAGTTCTATACCAGGCCGGACGGAGGACCTGCCGCGGAGACCATCTTCGTGAAGAACGACACCTTCTCGGCGCTGTTCCGGATCGACTTTATGGACGCGGCGTACGACGACCCGGTTTCCGGAGGGAACGCGCCGGACTATGAAGTGGATGACGACGAGGATATCGATTCATAAAGAAGGGACGATATGTATCATGAAGCGATTAAAACCGAATACCTGCGTTACCTGATGTGCCGCGTCGGGCTCGAGGCGGACGGGTGCAGAGGATATTTGCGCCTCTGTGAGACATTGCAGGAAGAAAACTTCATTCCCATGGTGATGCTGGATGAAAACCGGTGCGACGAATGCCGGGAACTGCGCAGCGACTTTGCCCGGGTGGAATACGGGATCAACGGAGCCGATACACCTGAGTCCATTGAAGCGACGGATATTCTGGATTGGACGCTGAGCGAAAATGGAACCATGTTCGAACTCCTGATTGTACTCGCGGAAAAAATGGCTTACGAGATGAGCGACAGCGAATTCGAAGCCTCAACGAGAAAATGGTTTCTGGAGATGATCGGGAACTGCGGCATGGACCGTTACTGCTACAACGAAAACTTTGAGCAGGAAGGCAACGATGAGAACATCCGGGACATCGCGCATACGGTGATATTTCACAAGACCGGCTGGGACGGGGAAGGCGGGCTGTTTCCGCTTTCCTATCCCCAGGGGGATCAGCGAAGGGTGGATTTCATCACCCAGATCAACAACTACCTGGAAGAAAACTATGATATTCTGAGGTGAATGGCATGCATACAGATTCCATGACGATCGCGCTGTATGCGGTTATCATTCTGTTGTTTTTATTTGTGTGGTTTGACAATCACAGGAACTACAAAAACTGAGAGGAGAAAAGGAAACCATGACATTTATGGAAGGCGCACGGATCATCGAACCCTGGGAGATCAAGGAAATCTGCAACGAGGAATACACAAACCCCACGGTTGAACGGCTGATGTTCATCGAGACCAAGGCAAACGAGAAGATGGAAGGAAAGGTCTTCCCCTGCTACGTGGAATCCTGGGCGGAAGCGAAGGGCGAGCTGCTGTTCAAATGTATGATCACGCAGTCGATGAACGGCGAATTCAGCGGTGTGCTGGTGATCATCCGGGCGAGCGACCTGGGCGTGACCAAGCGGATCTGGGATAAGCCGCCGACCAAGGCCATTCGGAGCGAGACAGCCTGGATGGACACGGAGGTGAAGCAGTGATGGGCATGAGCCTGACGGAATACAGGATGGCCACGCTGTGGAAGATGCAGTGCGACTATATTTCGTACAACATTCCCGGGTTCTGGGGCTTCGGCGACCACATTGTCGAGTACCTGAAGTACGGGCCGAGGCGGCTGCGGATGGACTGGAAAAAGAAAGGAGAATGAGTATGTGCGAATGCGGAGGTTTCAGCTTTGCCCCGCAGGGATGGGAATGCCCGCGGTGTCACCGGGTATATTCTCCGTCGACCATGATTTGCATGTACTGCGGATTTGGGGAGGAAACGTGGACTTCCTGCCAGGCAACGATCAACCCGAACGGGGAAGACGTAACGCCCCGGCCGGACGTCATGGGCGGTAAGATCCGCAGATCGAAGGAGTCCTTTGCCAATCCCTGGACATCTTATGGTAAAACCACCGTTTGGGTTCCGCCGGAAGATGGGGTGAAAGACAATGAGTGAGCGTCACTACAGCCAGGAGCGATGCGAGCTGGCCAATTGTTATCCGGGAAGAAGCTGGGCTAAAAAGGTCGCCAATATGAGCGACGGACAGGTGCACGAGGTGTTGGTGAGCATCCGGAAGAGGCAGGAAGAAGCGAAAAAAGCGTGTAAAAAAACCTGATTTTTCTGCACAAATCCTTACACAAATCTGTGCACAAATCTGAAATTTACACAAATTTTTGGAGCACTTGGGCAGACTTGTACGGACGAAAAAGTGTGAAAACGTGATTTTTGCACAAATATTTGTGTATTTTACACACTTTTGCACAAATCTGAAAATGGCTGGAAGCCTTGATTTATAAGGCTTGCAGGGTTTTTTTACACAAATCTGAGCATTTTTCCTAATATTAATATTAAAAATTTTTTTTCAATAATAATTAATATAGGGATTTTCTTCAGATTTGTGCAAAACGTGTCGAAAGGATGAAAAGCATGTGAGCGATTTCTACAAAATTAAAAAGTTCAGTCCCAAGCCCGGCGTGTTCGTTGTCGAGCCGGATTTTGTGTGCCGGCGGAGCAGGGACATCATGGTGCGCGGCGGAAAGTTCTACGCGGTGTGGGATGAGGAGGCCGGACTGTGGAGCACGGACGAGTACCGGATTCAGGAAATCGTGGACAGGGACCTGCGGTCAGCGGTCGCGGAGCTCGGTGATACTTCGATGCTGACGGTCGTGGTCAAGTACCTGGCGGACGACTCCACAGGCGCCTGGAAACGGTACAGGAAATTCGTGACGGATCTGCCGGACAACTTCCACCAGCTGGACGAGAAGCTGTGCTTCAGCGACACGGAGGTCACGAAGAAGGATTATATTTCCAAGCGGCTTCCGTATCCACTGCAGGAAGGCGACCACAGCGCGTGGGACGAGATCGTGGGTACATTATATTTACCGGAGGAGCGTGAAAAGATTGAGTGGGCCATCGGAGCCGTTGTATCTGGAGACAGTCGAAGCATTCAAAAATTTCTTGTGTTCTATGGAGATCCCGGAACAGGTAAAGGAACCATTCTTGACATCATTAAAGAGCTGTTTGGAGACTACGCCGTCTCCTTCGATTCGGGGGAACTTACAGGGCTTGGAAATAATTTTCCAATGGAACAATTCCGAACAAACCCACTTGTTGCTATACAATTTGACGGCGACCTCAGCCACATTGCAGACAACACGAAGCTGAACTCGCTGGTCTCGCACGAGCCGATGGTGATGCATATCAAGCGCCAGAGCAGTTTCGATTTCACGCCGCACTGCTTCCTGTTTCTGGCATCGAATCACCCGGTCAAGATCACTGACGCGAAGAGCGGCATTATCCGGCGGCTGATCGACGTGCAGCCAAGCCTGCAGCGGATTCCGATCAAGCGGTATTTCCAGCTGAAGAATCAGATTCAGTTCGAGAAAGGCGCGATCGCCCACCACTGTCTGCAGGTGTATGAGGAAATGGGGAAGCACTACTACGACGGGTACAAACCGGTGGAGATGATGTTCAAGACCGACCCGTTCTTCAACTTTGTGGACCACCATTTCCTGATTTTCTCAAAAGAAGACGGCGTGACGCTGAAGAACGCCTACGACATGTACAAGGACTACTGCGAGCAGAGCAACCTGAAGCGGCTGCCGATGTACCAGTTTCGGGAAGAGCTGAAGAACTACTTCAACAACTTCGAATCGGTGGCGGTGATAGACGGGACGCGCGTTCGCAGCTGGTACAGCGGATTCAACCGCGAAAAATTTGACCTGCAACAGAAAGGAGAGAAGAACCATGGCACCGGATCCAAGGAGAAAAAAGAAGAAGAGGGACGACTGGACGGAGGAAAAGAAGGAGGAGGTGCGGGCGCAGGTGACATACCGGAATGGCTACGAGTCAGCCTTTCGGTGTCGCTTCTTGACGAAGCCCTCCGAAGCTGCCCGGCGCAACTCGCAAATTCGGACGATAAACCGACGCAGAAGTGGGCGGACGTAACGACACGGCTCTGTGATATTCCGACGAACCAAGTTCACTTCGTGAGACCGCCGCTGCAGCATATTGTGATCGACTTCGACAAGAAAGACGAGCACGGCAACAAGAGTTTACTGCTGAACCAGAAGGCCGCAGCCAGCTGGAAGCCCACCTACGCCGAGGTATCGAAGGGTGGACAGGGGCTCCACCTGCACTACATCTGGGACGGTGATATTTCCAAGCTTGCCAGCGTCTACGAAGAGGATGTCGAGATCAAGAAGTTCGGCGGCAACAGCAGCCTTCGCCGGCGGGTGAGCCTTTGCAACGATTTACCGATCGCTCACCTCTCGAGCGGGCTGCCGCTAAAGGAGGAGAAGAAGACGGTCAGTTTTGACAGCGTGCGCAGCGAGAAAGGACTGCGCGATCTGATTGAACGGAACCTGCGAAAGGAGATTCATCCCGGCACGAAACCGTCCATTGACTTCATTGAGAAGATTCTGGACGACGCGTATGAGCAGGGGCTGCACTATGACGTGAGCGATATGCGGCCTGATATTATGGACTTCGCGATTCACTCGAGCCATCAGGCGGAATATTGCCTGACGAGGGTCGCGAAGATGAAGTTCCAGAGCAAGGACGCAACGCCCTGGAGCGACAAGGATGAAACGGATCCGGAAGGGATCCTTCGATATTCGGACGAACGAATTGTGTTCTTTGATGTTGAAGTGTTCCCGAACCTGCTGCTGATCAACTGGAAGTTCGCCGGGGACGACCGGTGTCAGCGGATGATCAACCCGAAGCCCGGTGATATCGAGCAGCTGATGAAGTACAAACTGGTGGGATTCAACTGCCGGCGGTACGACAACCATATTCTGTACGCGGCGTACCTGGGAAAGAGTAACCTGGAGATCTATGATATTTCCCAGGGAATCATCGCGGGCAGCAAGAACTGCACGTTCCGGGAGGCGTATAACGTTTCCTACACGGATGTGTATGACTTCTGCAGCAAGAAGCAGTCGCTTAAGAAATGGGAGATTGAGCTTGGTATTCACCACCAGGAACTGGGGCTGCCATGGGATCAGCCTGTGCCGGAAGAAAAGTGGCTGCAGGTGGCGGAATACTGCGACAATGACGTATTCGCTACCGAAGCGCTGTTCAACGCGAGGCAGGCGGACTGGACCGCGAGGCAGATTCTGGCGGATCTGGCAGAGATGAGCGTCAACGACACGACGAACAACCTGACCACGCGAATCATCTTCGGCGGTGATAAAAACCCGCAGTCGCAGTTTGAGTACCGGTTCATGGGCTCGGGGCCGGACGTGGAAACGTACTGCTTCGACACGAAGGCGGAAGAAATGGACTGCGATCAGCAGTACACCATCTTCAATCCGCAGGGCAAGCCCGTGTTCCCCGGTTATACTTTTGATCATGGGAAATCGATCTATCGAGGAGAGGAGGTTGGCGAAGGTGGTTATGTCTACGCTGAGCCCGGCATACACAGACACGTGGCTCTTCTGGACATCGCTTCCATGCACCCGTCGAGTATCGTGGCGGAAAATCTCTTTGGGGATGAGTATACCAAGCACTTCAGAGATATTCTGCAGGCGCGCATATTCATCAAGCATAAAGAGTATGAGAAGGCCAAAGAACTCTTTGGTGGGAAGCTTGCTCCGTATCTGGAAGACCCGGCCCAGGCAAAGGCTTTGGCGGGGGCCCTCAAGATTGCCATCAACAGCGTGTACGGGTTGACTTCGGCCAAGTTTGACAACGCGTTCCGGGATATTCGGAACATCGACAACATCGTGGCGAAGCGCGGGGCGCTGTTCATGGTGAACCTGAAGCACGAGGTGCAGAAGCGCGGGTTCACGGTGGCGCACATCAAGACGGACTCTATCAAGATTCCTGAGGCCACGCCGGAGATCATCCAGTTTGTGATGGATTACGGCAAACTGTACGGTTATAATTTCGAGCACGAAGCGACCTACGACCGGATGTGCCTGGTGAACGACGCGGTGTACATTGCCAGATATTCTGAGGATGAGCGCAACGAGCACCCGGGTGAATGGACCGCCACCGGCAAACAGTTCGCGGTGCCGTTCGTGTTTAAGTCGCTGTTCAGCAAGGAACCGATCCGATTTGAGGATCTGACCGAGACCATGGCGGCCAATACGGCTTTATATCTCGACATGAACGAGAACCTGCCGGATGTGAGCGGCGCGGAGAAGGAATACGACAAGCTTCGAGCGAAAGTGCGGAAACTCTTCAAAGAGATGGAAGCAAACTGCGGAGTCACGGAGCAGGAATGGCGAAAGGCCGACGAATGGCATAGCAACAAATCGGAATACTCGGACAACCACATGAATCGAGACTTTTCGGAACCCATTCTTGAAGCCGAGGCTCGGATGAAAGATCTGAAGATGGTGATCGATTCCGGGCACGAGTACGTCTTCATCGGGAAGGTCGGCCTGTTCGCTCCCGTGAAAAAGGGATGCGGCGGAGGCTGGCTGATGCGCGAGAAAGACGGAAAGTATTACGCGGCAGGCGGCACCACCGGATATCGCTGGATGGAAGCGGAGACGATCCACGACCATCTGGACGAAATGGTGGATATGACTTATTTTACAGAACTCAGCGATGACGCTATCGCAACCATCAACGAGTACGGTGATTTCTATGACTTTGTGGATGGATCGGGCTGCTCCAATGGCGGACTTCCCTGGGAACACAAACCGAACTGCGGTGAGTTTGGGTATGACAACTGCATCGACTGTCCGCACTGGAAGATCCAGCTGGACGGTGATAGATTCGAGGAAGCGTTTCAATGCGAATTCCTCGTTGGACAAACGAAAGGAGAATGAACCATGGTACATGAAAACGTGAGACTGGAAGACGTGAGCATCGGATTCGGCGGATATCGCAACTTCGCCGGAAAGAAGACCGAGTACAACAAGGCAGGGGAACGGAAGTTCTCCATTTTCCTGCCTCAGGCTGTGGCCGACGAACTGGAGGACCTCGGCTGGTACATCAAGCACAAGCCCCCGTATCGGGAAGGCGACGACCCGCAGAACCAGATGGATATCGCGGTGGCATTTGATCCCTATCCGCCGACAATTACCCTTATCAGCCATGACGGCACCCGGACCTACCTGAATGAGGACAACGTCGAGATCCTGGACAATACGGATATTGCCCGGGCCGACCTGGAGATCCGCCCCTATAACTGGGAAGTGAACGGCAAGGTTGGCACAAAGGCCTATGTGAAGGAACTGGTGATCACGGCCAAACCCCCGCGGCGCGCTCTGAACGCCAGCATGCACAGAAACGAAGAGGAGGACTATTGAGATGAGAATTATGGCTTGTGATGTTTGCGGCAAGGTTATTTGCCCCACTAAGGCAGAAATGCCACGGCGTTTCTACATCGATGATGACCGCGGGTGGTTTAGTGTCGAATATCAGAGAGCCGTGAAAGACAAAGACGGCAAGATTATTGGCGCGGATTATTGCGAGACCCATATCTGCCCCGACTGCCATCGGAAAGCCAACGAGAAGATCTGGGAAGCTTTTGAGCCCCTCATCGCGAAAAAAAACAGAACCGCCGAAGTGACGCTTCCGCAGTTCCCCATGGAGCCGGTGCGCTGCGCTGAGCCTGTGCGCTGCGTTACACCTGTCGAATCGTCGTACTGATGGTCGATCTCTACCCACACCAGCAGGAGGCAGTCAACAAGATGCACAATGGCTGCATCCTTGTTGGCGGGGTCGGTACGGGAAAGAGCCGTACGGCGCTGGCTTATTATCAGACCAGGGTCTGTTCCAAAGACGGAGCAGGCCCTCCTCTTTATATTATCACAACCGCGCGAAAGCGGGACACACAGGACTGGGAAAAGGAGTGTGAGCCGTTTGGATTCAAACCTGTTGTCGACAGCTGGAACAACATCACCAAGTATGACGAGGTTTCTGGAGGATTTTTTATATTTGACGAACAGCGCGTCGTCGGCAAAGGCCCATGGACAAAGGCCTTCATCCGCATCTCCCGGCATAACCAGTGGATATTACTATCCGCCACGCCCGGAGATACCTGGATGGACTATGTGCCCGTATTCATCGCCAACGGATACTATCGTCATCGAACCGAATTCATACAGCATCACGTAGTATATTCCCGGTTTTCCAAGTACCCCAAGGTGGACAAATACGTGAACGTGGCACGGCTGGTCCGTCAGCGGAAAGAGATCGTGGTGCAGATGCCGTACGTGAAGAAAACCGTGCCGCACGATGAGTGGATCAATGTTCCATTTGACAAGGACCTGGTAAAGCTTGTAATATCTACAAGATATGATCCGTATAAAGACATACCGATTCAGGATGCTGGTGGTCTTTGCTACGTCCTGAGAAGAGCAGTCAACAGCGATGAAAGGAGGATCGAGGCGGTTGAGCAGTTGCTGACTGATCACCCACGAGCGGTGATATTCTACAACTTCAACTATGAGCTGGAGATGCTGAAGTTGATGGCGGAGCGTATGCAAATTGACTGCCGGGAATGGAACGGGCACGTGCATGAGCTGATCCCGGAGACGGACAGATGGGTTTATCTGGTTCAGTACAACGCGGGCGCGGAAGGGTGGAACTGTACGCAGACGGATACGATGATATTCTATTCGCTGAACTACTCCTACAAGTGCATGACCCAGAGCGCAGGGCGCATTGACCGGCTGAACACGCCGTACACCGATCTGTACTACTACCATTTATATTCCCGGGCAGGCATCGACCTCGCCATCCGACGGGCCGTGAACGAAAAACGGGACTTCAACGTAAGCCTGTTTGCGTCCCAAATGAAAATGTGACCCTCGCAAAAATAACACACCCTCTAATAGAGAGGAAAGGAAGGTTTGCCTTTTGGTGCAACATCCTTCCTCCTTTTTTGTCGTTCAGGAAGATCGGAGGTGATGGATATTCTTGAGCGTGTGTTTCAGTCGCGGCTGATTAAGCGGATCCATAAGGAGATGCCGGATGCCGTTGTGCTGAAGACGGACCCGAACTACATTCAGGGCTTCCCGGATTTACTTATATTGAAGGGCAAGCACTGGGCGAGCCTCGAGGTCAAGCGGGAGGAGCATGCGTCGCGTCGGCCCAACCAGGACTACTGGATCAACAAATTGAACGGTATGTCCTTTGCGCGATTCATATATCCTGAAAACGAGGAGGAGATCTTACATGAACTTCGAAAAGCACTCGGAGCTGGAAGGCCTTCACGCGTTCCTGAGCCCGAGCGGTTACCACTGGGTGAATTACTCACCCGAGAAGCTGAGGGAAAGATATCTAAAGCGGCTGGCGGTTGAGCGCGGTACCGAGCTGCATGAGTTCGCGTGCAACGCGATTCGGCTGAATCGCAACCAGCCCCGGAACAAGGACACTGTGAACATGTATGTAAACGACGCCATTGGATATAAGATGACGCCGGAACAGCCGCTGTTCTACAGTTATAATTGCTTCGGCACGGCAGACGCCATCAGCTACACCAAAAACTTTCTCCGCATTCATGACCTGAAAACAGGAGAGCAGGAAGCCAACATGCTGCAGCTGGAGATCTATGCCGCACTGTTCTGTTTGAACTATCAGGCGGTTGTGCGCGATCTCCGCAGAAAGGGTCTGAGTGACAATGATATTGCTGACCGGCTTAAAGTGAACGTGAAAGAGCTTCACTTTGATCCGGAACAGATGGCCGGCATTGAACTTCGGATCTATCAGCTTGGCGAAGTGCGGGTGGAAACGCCTGATCCTGTCAGGATCCTGGAACTGATGGATATTATCAGGTCCCATGATCAGATCATCAAAGAAATGAAAGCGGAGGGTTAAGACCATGGATGAAATGGATATTCTCATGGATGACGTGTTCGCGGAGGAAGAAGACTTCCTGGAACACTATGGCAGAAGCGTGCTCGAAGGCGCGCCAATCGGTTCAGGGCGTTACCGCTATGGCAGCGGCGACAGCGCCTATCAGCATGTAAAGAATTTCCAGACCACGGTTCGAGACCTTCGTAAGAGTTACGCGAAACAGGGCATCACCGGCGCAGAAGCGGACAAGCTGATTGCCAAGCATCTGCAGATGAATACGACTCAGTTCCGCGCTAAAGTCTCCCAGAACAAGGAGCAGGTGCACGCCTATGAGGTTGCCATGGCGAAGAAGCTCAAGGAAGAGCGCGGCATGAGCAACACGGCGATCGCCATGCGGCTGTACAAGGATCCGACCAAGGAGAGTACGGTGCGTAACCTGCTGCGCGAGGGAGCCAAACATAAAACCAAAGCCTTCGAGGCCACAGAGCAGACGCTGAAAGCAGAACTGGAAAAACACAGGATGCTGGATGTCGGCCCAGGAGTGGAACTCAATCTGGGCATCAGCGAGACGAGACTGAAGAATGTGCTGACCCAGATGGAGAAAGAAGGCTATACGGTTCACCGCAAGTTTGCCGTCGATCAGTACGGTAAGGCAACCAACCAGAAGACCACCATCAAGGTGCTGACCAAGGATGATGTTCCTACTAAGGAAGTCTATGAGCACATGGACGAGATTGTCCCTGCCGGAATGGATCACTTCAGCGATGACGGCGGTTCTTCTTATAAGGAGCGCAAGCCTCCTGAGTCGGTCTCCAGCAGCCGGATATTTGTTCGGTACGCAGAAGACGGAGGCGTAGACAAGGATGGCGTGATTGAGCTTCGCCGCGGTGTGAAAGATATTTCACTTGGAGGAGCAAAATATGCACAGGTCCGGATCGCAGTTGATGATACGCATTACTTGAAGGGCATGGCTTTATATTCGGATGACTTCGATACAAATCCGGCCCTGAAAGGCTATGATATTATCGTCAACTCTAACCGGAAACGCGGCACTCCGCTGAAAGATAATCCCGATCCCAACGGTCAGACCGTCTTCAAGAAAATGAAGGATGACCCGGCAAACCGGTTCGGCGCAAACATCACGGATGATGACAAATTGATATTGGGCCGCAACAGGACATGGACTGATGAGAATGGCGTTGAGCATGAGAACTGTGTTCGCATCGTGAATGAAGAAGGCAAATGGAATGACTGGAGCAAGAACATTTCTGCACAGATGCTCTCCAAGCAGCCGCATGCGCTGGCCAAGCGCCAGCTCGACCTCACATATGATGCGAAGCGCGAACAGCTCAATGATATTCTCAAATTAACCAACCCGACCGTAAAGAAGAAGCTTCTGGAAGAATTTGCTGACAGTTGCGATTCTGATGCGGTTCACCTGAAGGCATATGGATTTCCTGGACAGGCCGGCAAAGTTATATTGCCGGTTACTACTTTGCCTCCGAATCAGATTTATGCTCCGTCTTATCCGACCGGAACCGAGGTTGTTCTCATTAGATATCCTCATGCGAGCATTACCGAGATTCCGAGTCTTACGGTGAACAACAATCACAGAGACGCTAAACGGATATTGGGACAGGCGATTGATGCGGTTGGTATTAACCCCAAGGTTGCACAGCAGCTTAGCGGTGCCGACTTCGACGGCGATACGGTTTATGTTATTCCAAACCCTCGTGGTGAGATCAAGCATAAACAGCAATTTGCCGAGCTGAAAGACTTCGATACCAAGGAAGCCTATCCTGGATATCCTGGAATGAAGGTCATCAGCCATGCGCATCAGCAGAAGCAGATGGGCGTTGTCACAAATCTGATCACAGATATGACAATTGCCGGTGCAACGGATAAAGAACTGGTTCGCGCTATTAAGCATTCGATGGTGATCATTGATGCCGAAAAGCATAAACTGGACTGGAAGCGCTCTGAGCAGGAGAATGATATTCGTGGCCTGATTGAAAAGTATCAGGTTCGTTCAGATGGTTCTGTTGGCGGTGCTTCCACATTGATATCCCGTGCTAAGTCTAAGACTTACATTAATCAGCGTCGTTACAAGGGTATTGATCCTGAAACCGGCGAAAAGATATATGAAGACACGGGTAAGAAGAACTGGAGTGGACAGCTTATTCAGGAAACGTCCACACAGATGGCTGATACGAAAGATGCCCGCTCATTGATATCTAAGCATAACGCTCCTATCGAGCGCATCTATGCAAGATACGCAAACCAGATGAAGGAGCTTGCACTGGAAGCACGGCGTGAGTACAAAGCCACTCCTAATCTGAAATATGATCCCAAAGCAAGAGAACATTATCAGAAAGAAGTGGAATCTCTGAACCGGAAGCTGATTGAGGCTAAGAAGAATGCCCCGCTTGAACGGCAGGCATTGATATTAGCTAACGTAGCCATCAAGCAGTACCTGTATGACAATCCTTCTATAAAGAACGACCATGGGGCTTTGAAGAAGCTTAAAGGCCGTACTTTGAATGAAAAGCGCCTTGTTACAGGTGCGGTTAAGAAACGTGTTAAATTTGAAGGCCGTGAATGGGAAGCGATTCAGGCCGGTGCTGTGCATGATACGTTCTTAAAAGATATTTTGAGAAACGCAGATGCCAAGCAGATCAAAGAATTATCAATGCCCAGAGAGAAACAGACTATCAGTCCTGCAAGACGGGCTAGAGTAGAGAACATGTTGAATCATGGATATTCTCAGGCAGACGTTGCGAACATGATGGGTATCTCTGTAAGCTCTGTGCAGGAAATTGCAAAGGAAGCGAGGTAATCAAATGGAGAATGATATTTATCCCGAAGCTATGTTAACTACTGTTGACAATGAATGGGATCCGTTTGATAATTTCGCAGAATGGTATTCCCGAGATCTGGAGCTCGCAAGGCAGCAGGAACGCCGTCCGTCCTCTGGATATTTGGCAATTATTGCCGCATGTTCAGATGATCTGAGCGATAACGAGTTCAATCAGGTCATGAACGATGCAATTGATGAGATTGTAGCTCTTGATATTTCGGGAACATTCAAGAAAGTCACTCGAGAACCCAAAGAAGTGCTTGTTGAAGAGGAATATGAGCCTGCTTGAGCCTATTGATATTCGACTCTAGGCACTCCGGACTCCCAAGAACCAATAAAGCACCCGGGGGGAGGGGTCCAACTCGGACACCCCCTATTTCATCGCG